CCACTTGCAAGAGCGCTGACCAGTGCACCACGAAGACGCTTGCCGCTCAGAAGCGCCGCAAGACCACCAACCGCAAGGCTCGTCAAGCCAAGGCTGAGCAAAGGGTTCTTGAGAACATGATGAGCTGAAAGGAATTAACCCCCGGGGTTCGCTCCGGGGGTTTTCTTTTGCCCTACTGTGGGAGCGCTCCCATGATTCCTCCGAATTCGACTCTTAGCAACCGTGCGCGAGGCGTTCGAGCGCTATTCGAATTAGACACCCTAGCTGTACACTCCTCAGCCATGGCGAAGAGGAAGGTAGTTGCAGCAGGGGGGATGACCGCTGAGCTAGTGGCAGCGATAGCGAGTCGGCAATGGACAGCACAAGAATTATCGAAGATATTCAATAGATCTGTTGATGAGCTTCGGGCATTCGTCGATGAGCACCTTGATTCGATCGAGGAAGCTCGGGAGGTCTATGACGAACTGGAAGCAGAGTCGGCACAGGAACTGACTGAGCTATGGATAGCAAATAAATTTGAGCGTCTGAGAAGGCTTCAGAAGGTCGCAGAGGTTCTGTACGAGGGTGCCATAAGAACATATGACGCGACGATCCTACGGGAGCTTAGGAGCTATCTAGCGCTCGCCTCTAACGAGCTTGGCCAACTGATGCACAGGGGTTCCGGGGATAACCAAGATGGCGCGGTTGCAAATTACTTGATTGATGGTGTGGACGTTAATGATTTGCGCTGACTGTAAATAAAACTTTCTTTACAATTTCGAGGGAGAAATTACATGGACGCATTTGCCCACATGAGAATCAGAAAAGGCAGAGTGCTTGTTCACGTGGAAGGCAATAGCGTGAAGATACAAGTGAAAGGCATGATGGTGAACGAAACAATTAATATCGAAGTGGAGGATTGCAGCACGGTAGACATACAAGGTAATTACAAGATGCTGGACAAGCGCGATGACGAGTCGCAGCGTGGTTTCAAAGTCCAGCCTCCTGAACGGCCTACCGCTGTGCCTCCCGCACCTCCTCCGTCAGGGGGAGCGCGATGAACGAAAACTATTGGTGGGCAGAGAAGGATGCAGATTCACTTGAGGGATTCCCCTGGTGCCCAACGCTTCAGACTGATAATTCATGTTTCTCGCTGCCTGTTTGGTTTGCGACTGAGCAAGAGTGTGAGGTATTCATCAAGGAGGAAATCCTAGGGGCAACTCATGCCAGCCAAGACTAAGAAACGACCCACAAGACGGGTAATTGAACACCGGTACTCCCCCCGTGGTGCCTGTAAAGAAATCTTCCATCGTAAAGAAGATGAAGTATTGATTTCAGGTCCGGCTGGTACGGGCAAATCACGTGCCTGTCTTGAGAAAATACTTATGGTGTGTCTCGCCACGCCGAATGTTCGGGCGCTCATTTGCCGGAAAACGCTTTCCTCACTTGGCTCCACAGCGCTAGTCACTTGGCGGAATTACGTCGCCAAAGAAGCGCTCGCCGTGGGTGATGTCCATTATTACGGAGGTAGCGCTCAGGAAGCCCCTCAGTACCGGTTCAAAAACGGCTCTACAATCTCCATAGGCGGGATGAACCACCCTGACCGCATCATGTCTTCAGAGTATGACATTATCTACGTTCAGGAAGCCACAGAGCTAACTATCACGGACCTTGAAGCGCTCATCACTCGGTTGCGTAACTGGCAAATCGGTTTCCAGCAATTACTCATGGATTGCAACCCCGCTGGTGAGACACATTGGCTCAAGCTCCGCTGTAACAATGCCAAGACTGTTCTCATCGAGTCTCGCCATGAGGATAACCCCGTGTTGTTCGATGAGATCACGATGCCTGACGGCTCAGTGACTTATAAGCTCACGGAAAAGGGCACTGTCTACATTGGCAAGCTGGACAACCTGACCGGCGTACGGAAAGCCAGGCTGCGCCACGGTAAATGGGTTTCTGCTGAAGGGCAGATCTACGAAGAGTTTGATCCGGCATACCATGTGCTGCAATGGGATTATGATGAAGAGGGTAACCGTCTTCCTCTACCTGAGGAGTGGGAACGGTACTGGGTAATAGATTTCGGTATCGTGCACCCGTTCGTCTGCAAGTGGTACGCGGTTGACGAAGAGGGCATTGCCTATATGTACCGGGAAATCTATATGACTGACCGGACAATCAATGAACACGCCGTGACCATCATGGAGCAGGTAACCAAAGAGGTTGAAACCTCATGGTATGACCACATCAACCGTGTGCACCACACTCGCAAGGAAACCGTTTGGACAGAACCGAAACCGCGCGCCATCATCTGTGACCACGATTTGCAGGCACGGCGAACCTTTGAGAAGGCAACGGGTTTAGGCACAACCCCCGCCATCAAGGATGTGTTTGAAGGCATCAACCTCACAAAGGATCGTTGGAAACTCAACGATGCCAAGGAATCCCGCCTGTACTACATGGAAGATACGTTGGTGGAACGTGATCAGAACCTTGCCGACAAGCTCATGCCTACTTGCTCATTGGAAGAATTCCCTTGCTATGTCTGGAAAAAGAATCCTGACGGGAAGATAAAGCAAGAGCCTGTAAAGGAATTTGATGACGGGATGGATACCGATAGATATTTTGTAATGCATCACGACTTCAAAGGCAGAGCACGAGCAACCATCCTTGGATAGGGGAAATTCAATGGGTATCACTCGAAAGATCATGATCCAAATAGGAAATTCTATGGTCCAGAAAGGACAGCAATCCCAAGCACCTATGCACGATAGCCTTCTTAGGATAGCGTTTCGCATCCTATTTGATCTTGCTGGCTTTGCGCTCTTGACCATAGCGGGTTTCACTGTATCCTCGCTGGCAGGCTACATCGTGGCGGGGTTGTCTTGCTTTCTACTTGGCAGGCACCTAACCGCAAGGCCAGAGACAAATACAGATCCGATGATGCGCTAAGGGGTGTCCAGTGCGGAGTATCGCTGATCGAGTGATAGGCGGGGCATCCCGTGTACTCAGGAACCTTTCTACATCCCCGATTCCGTACAGCAGCAGGCGAGGGTTCTCAGAACTTTTCACGGGTGGCAACGATCCTAGCGGCGTAATGGATCGAGCCTATGATGCTTTTGGCTCAGTCGGAACGTTGTTCGCTATTGTTAGTCAGCTTGGAAATGCGTTTGCCAAAACAGAATGGCATCTATACCGCAAGAGCAACGTACGGGACGTGACACGCCGTAAAGAGGTCACAGACCATGGCTTGCTTACGGTTTGGAACCAACCGAATCAGTTCTACACAGGACGTTTGTTCCGGGAAACCGTTCAGCAGCACCTAGATTTGGTGGGCGAGGGTGTGATCGTGCTGAACATCGTCGGTGGCTTTGTGGTCGAGATGTGGCCGGTACGTCCAGATCGGTTGCACCCTGTGAAGCATCCAACCAAATTCCTAACCGGATACATCTACCTAGGTCCGGATGGGGAGAAGGTTCCCCTTACACTAGAACAGGTTATACACATTAAAATGCCCAATCCGCGTGACCCCTATCGCGGCATGGGACCTGTGCAAGCAGTTCTGGCGGACATTGATGCAGCGCGCTTTTCCGCTGAGTGGAACCGAAATTTCTTTATTAATGGTGCAAGACCTGGTGGCATCATTGAAGTTGATTACAAGATGGGTGACGGGGAATTCGAAGATTTCCTACGCCGTTGGCGTCAGCAACATCAGGGGGTTGCCAATGCTCATCGCGTTGCAGTACTTGAGAATGCGAAATGGAAAGACACGAATTTCTCAATGACAGATATGCAATTTGTCGAATTGCGTAATCTACCAAGGGAATTGATTCGTGAAGCGTTCGCCTTCCCTAAGCCGATGCTGGGAACCGTGGATGACGTCAACCGCGCCAATGCCCAGGCTGGCAAAGAGGTGATGGCTGAGAACCAAACGATCCCACGGCTTGAGCGTTGGGCAGACATTATCAATGTCAAGCTGCTTCCTCTGTTTCAAAATGGAAAGAGCCTGGTTTTCGTACCTGATGATCCAACCCCAATCAATCATGAAGATAAGGATCGTGAGCGTGATAGTCAGACCAAGGGAGCGAAGGCATTGGTAGACGCGGGATTTCATGGCGAGGATGCCGCTGAGGCTATGGGGCTTCCCGTGATGCGCTGGGAAAAACCAACTAAGACAGCAT